CACAATCTATACAAAAAAACTATTCTAATATGTTTGCTGATTTACGTAAACTTAATTATAGAAAGTCGAGATTTCAAGACACGCCAAACTATGGAAATGAAGCTGAATACATTAAACAAGCACAGGAATATTACATCAAGGAAGAATCAGTTCTATTGACGGCAGGAAAGGCGCAAATGCCTGATGATTTCTATTTATTGAACACAGTATATAGTGACAAGGCAGAAGTGGAAAAAAACGACCTTAGAATCTTTAATACACTGAAACGTAATCCTAAGTTACAACCGACAACTTGCAGTCCTATTTGCACGTACAATGATGGCGAATTGAAAGTATTTCCTTTGCTTACTACGGTAGATGTTACTTATTTCCGTGAACCTAAAATGCCGAAATGGACTTATAGAATCATTGGCGGAAAAGAAAGTTTTGACCAGAGCCAACCTGATTATCAGGATTTGGATATTCACCCGATTATGTATGACAAATTATTTGTAGATACTTTAGGATTATTAGGATTAAATATACGAGACGAATTTGCATCACAGTATGTGGCGCAGATGAAGCAAGAAGAAATGATTGCATCGCAATAAAAAGTTTGGTTTTTTTGTGGTTTCGGAGGGGTAGTCAATTTGGCTATCCTTTTTTGTTTTCTACTATTTCTATTAATTTTTCTAAACAAGCTAAACGTGCTTCTTCGTAAGTTGAGTATTCGGTCATAAATAAATTAGTAGCACCCCCCATGAAACCATATTGGAATCTAAAAATATTTTTACTAAAGGTGACACTACTTATATATCCATACTTCTCCATAAAAAAATAAAAAGCCTGTTGCCATAAAATCTTTGGAGTTCTATCTCTTGGAGAATTTCTAAACATTCCTACTGATTTTACATCTGAATGTACATCAAAGCATTTCTCGTTAAAACCTAATTCTTTAAGTTTAACTGACATTTCGTATTGAATAAACTGATTTTTCATAGTTATTATTTTTTTATGTAACAAATTTAGTAAATATTTGTGACAAAAACCCCTACCGAATAAACGATAAGGATTTCCATTAACCTAAAAATTATAATATGAAAAAACTAAAAAGCCGTTTTAAAAATTCCCGTCTTTCCGAGAAGTCATATTGACGCTACCACACGCTACTATTCTAAAAGAGAGGGGAATCGAACCCACTTTGATACCAATTCTCAATAAACGAGCAGAATCGAACTGCATTCGCACGAGGGCAGGGATTCGAACCCCGACTGACGGTTTTGGAGACCGTAGTGCTACCGTTACACCACCCAAGCAATTTAACCTTTAAAAATTCCCCCAACAGTGCCTTGTCAAAACCAGATTGAACTTAGTTTGCGATTGTTAGGGGATGGATCTGTACGTTCACGATTAGCCTCTCTAACGTACAAGGAGATAATAGTAGCGGGTGAAAGAGTCGAACTTCCTTACGATATGGGTTATGAGCCCTAACTGTTACCGAACTACCCGCATATTAATTTCTACTTATAACTGATATTAGAAAATGTGTTCCCGTTTTCTGTCATAATATAGTTCTGTTGATTTTTATAAAGTGGCATCGTGTTATTTCCATCTTTATAAATCAAGAATCCATAAGTGTTCTTTGATAAATCATTAGATTCTGTGTCCATATCAGCAACGTGCATTGAATCAAACGTTTTCTGATACATTTCGCTGAATGATTCGTAATCCTCTTCTCGGAAAATTAATGAATAATCAGACCCTAAAATCCTGTTGTGTTGGCTCCATTTAACTTTGTTTTCAAATGGAATCATTGTTCTTAAAATAAAATTCATGTGTGTATATGTTTATGTGTATTAATATTCAAAATAAAAACCACCACTTTACTGAAAAACATTACGGCTGTGTGTGGTGATTATATGATAACAAAATAACTTAAAATCTTATGATGAAAACACAACTCTGTTTTTCAGTATCACTAACCGATAAACAAATATAGAATTAATTTTTTATATTCGCAAGACTTTGTTGATAACTTTTAAAATCTTTTTTGTTGATAACTTTTCTTTAAGCAAAGTGCTAATATTAAATTCTTTTTTGTATATTTGTAACCGAAGAAGAAGTTAAATAGACCTACGTTCAAAACACAAATTTTACGATACAAACTAAATCTCACGGTTTATACCCTATAAGAATCTTCTTCAAAGGTCTACTTATAGGGTTTTTTGTTTCCCTTAATAAAAGCAAAGACATATCAGAAGTCTTTTTTATTTATAAACATCAGGTGTTTTCAACTCCAAACATCATTAGGTTTTTACCGAAATTTCCGATAAACAAAAGTAGGAGATAGAAAAAGGAGAATAAAGAAAGGTTGTAAATAAATAAAGTTAGTATTGAAGAATACTTTGATCAGAAAATCTCGCACTGTCTTTAATGTTTTGACAACGAGTACTGCATATCGGAAACGAGAAGGATACAAAGTAAACGAAAGAGCCAAGCCTGAAAGGGCGAATAAATAAGAAGCGTAATTGCTTTGGTCGCAGACGGAATTGTCTTTATTGCTAAGGTGTTTAAATAAGGCTAAATACACAAGAATACCGCCATCCAATTAGGATGCAGTATAATAAACCTCCTATGCATAATCATTAAAAAACATAGAACAAAATGAACAAAAATAAAGTGTTTAAGAAGAGAAAAAATAATAAAACAAAACCACTTCCGAAGACAAAAAATGAAAGAAGAGTTATTAGTTTATGGCAGGGATTATCCAAGGAAGAAAAAGCCTTATCTAAAAGATATGAAAAACTAAATCTGAAATAATGGGAAAATTAACTATATCTACAATTTAAAAAAAATAAACAAAAAAAATGCAAACACCATTTTGCAACATTTTGCAATTCAGAAAACTAAACAACATTTTAAACTATCAATGTTTACTAACAGTTTAAAGCCTTGCCTTATCATTTGATTTTCAAATGTTCGTATTTTTTGGTACAACAACTTATCCAAAGTAATTTTGATTTATGGCTAAGGAAAACGATTACATGAAAATTAATTTTGATGTTCTACATCGTAAATCATGCCTAGACAGAAGTATTTACGATTGGATTACCTCAGCTCGTTACCACATCCCTAGCCTCTCAATCATCGATTGTGCCAAGTCTTTCCTAACCTACCACAAAATTGACGAAGGTGAATTGTCCATCGAAAAAATAAAAAAAACATTCATCCGCATTCAATCTGAAATTTTTGAGGATTCTAAAACTAAACATCATGGCTAGTAAAAAAATACCTCAAAAAATTAATAGCGTTAAATCTGCGAGCGAAAAAAGCAAAAGTGGTACTAAGGTATCACTTGTTAAGAAAAAAGCTTTAAAACGAACAAAATCGAGTGAGACAAAAAAACATAACTACTCGACTAAACTCGATATAAAAAAGACTTCATTCCTTACTGCGTTTAAGAAAAATATGGGTAACATCGGTAAATCATGCGATGATATTGGTATTGACAGACAAACGTATTACAATTGGCTTGCTGGTAACGAACTTTTTAAAAAATCTATTGAAGATATCAATGAACAGGGAATTGATTTCGTTGAATCTAAGTTATTTGAATTGATAGATGGTGCTCAGTATGAAGCGGTTTCTCATAACGGTAAGGTTGTTAATCTTAAACAAGCTCCTAATACTCAATCGGTTATTTTTTATTTAAAAACGAAAGGTAAATCGAGAGGTTATGTCGAGAAATTAGAAGTTGATCATAACATCAACACAATGGAAAACATCACATTCATCATCAAAGGAAAAGATAAATAAATTATGGCAATCGAATTATCAAAAATAATTATCAGCGTTCCGATCATCAAAGATGGTGGTTGCATGATTGAAGATAACAACGTTCAGTTTACCAAATGGTCCAACAATACCGTTTCGTTTAAAATTGAAAATAGTAAGGATGCCATCAAGTTTGATAATGAAAATTTAATTAAGATACTGGAGTTTTTAAAATCAGAATAGATTATGAGTAAAGGGTACAGCGCAGATAGACACGTGACAACATTATTTGATGATGCAACTTATTGCTTATCGGGTTTAGATGCTGGCAAATGGATTACACAGCATTACAAATTTGCTTTTAAAAATTCATTTTACACGGAGGTTGAGAGCGGAAGAACTGTTTTTGTAAACGGTAGAGAGTGGAGAAAAATATTAATTGACTTAAAAGAATTAGAGGATAAAGAAGTAAAGGATATTAGTTAAGGCGCGTTAACACTAGCCGCGTGGCTGCTTTAAAAGCTGGGTTTGTTTTCGCTTCGGCGTTTGGTTTCCCATTCTAGGCTAGAGGGGTGATTGGACTTCACAAAACCTTACTTCGATATTAAATGATGAATAAAAAAACAATGGTAGTAAAATACCTAAAACAAATCGCAGACCTGAGAGTATTAAAAAAATACTCAATAGAAAGCAGACAAATCGAAATCGATAAAGAAATAAACGAACTAGAAAAACTAAAAGAAGATGTTAAAAAAAGTAGGTCAAATTTTCAGTAAAGTAATGGAAGGTATTGCCACTCTTTACTTTACGTTGTGTTTTATGATTGTGATTGCTGTATTTCCAATTAAGGCAATTTGCATGTTAGTGAGTTGGTTATGGAATATGTTCTAAGCTATGAAAGAAACGCAACCACATAAAGCCGATGAAATAGCTATTGTTAAGCAGGTACAGGTAAAAAAGAATGAGTTTCTTGGAACCTTGGTACCCGAAACCGGGCATACGCTTTATGAGTTTGATAAAACAAATTTCGAATTAAGAAAAGCAACGTTTAAACAAAAGAATGCTGTGTTTAAGTTCATTCAAGATGCCGGCCCTGATTTAAAAAAAGAAGTTGTTGTTAAAGAGAATTGTTTTTATGTATCATCCTTAAACGTTAAAAATGCAGTTAAGAAAATACATAAGCAGCTTCGTGTTGCTTATGTTATTGCTATCAATGAATAGTAAACCAAATATACAAAGTCGTGTGGTGGAATTTGAATTTTCTGATCCACAGTTAGAGATATTGGAGTCAACGGCTCAAATCAAACTCTTTCATGCTGGCGTCGGTAGTGGTAAAACTCACATCATTGGTGCAGATAATTTAATCTTAGCGATTAACTATCCTCATGTGAGAGGATTCATTGGAGCGAATACTTATAGCCAATTAAGTAAATCAACATTGGTTGGAGTATTCAAATTATGGGCCTCATTCGGAATTATTCGCGATGTGCACTATGTGGTAAATATAATGCCTCCTCCTGATTATAAAATTTATGGGGAGCGTTTAGAGCGTTACAACAATACAATCAGTTTTAAGAATGGTAAATTAATTTTCTTAGCATCATTAGAAAATTATCAGGCCATTGACGGTATTGAGATTGCACATGCTCACTTAGATGAAACTAAAGATACTCCAGAGGAAGCAGTAAAAGAAGTTATCTTGGCTCGTTTACGACAAAAAGGTTTATGGCTAGATAAATTTGGAAATATTACAACTGATGAAAGTCAAGGAGTAGTTGGTTACAATCCATTAAGCATCTTTACATCACCTGCTAAAGTTGACTGGATTTCTGAATGGTTTAATTTCCCGAAATACTTTGAAGAGATTAATGCAACCATATTCGAAGAAGGGAATTACTTCCGTAAACGCATTGGCGATAAGTTAGTGATCATTTCATCAACCTATCACAATTCACATAACTTGCCAGCTGGTTACATTGAAAGTAAATTGATTGAACCGAATGCTCACAATCAGCATTTGATTCACATGTTGGTTTATGGCTCTCCATTAGCTAAAGCTGGTAATGAATACTATAACACCTTTGACCGAATGAGACAGGTGAAAGATGTTGAAATGCCAAATAACATTCCGGTTCATATTGGATTTGACTTTAACCGTGGTCCTTATATTACTTCTGGATTGTATAAGGTTTGGTATAAGTCTGACGTGAATCGTTGGCACATTCATAAGTTTGATGAGGTTTTATTACCTCCTCCACATAATACCACCGAACATTTAGCAAATAAACTCATTGAATTATACGGCCATGAATTTACTCATGGTGTTTTTTATTATGGTGATTATTCTGGATTCAATAAACGAACCAACTCAGTTGAAGATGATTATGATATCATCCGAAGAGTCTTAGCGAAGTACTTACACAATACTTCTGATAGAGTGATTGTGAATGACCGAGTAGTAAAACGTAAAGAGTTCATGAATAAAGTCAATTATGGTTCTTTGCCGATTGACTTTACCATGTCTCCTAAATGCGTGAAACTGATTGCTGATTTCGAGTTTGTGAAAGAAGGACCGGATGGTAAAAAACTAAAATCTAAAGATAAAGACGGCAACGAGAAATACGGACATACATCCGATGAAACGGAATATGTATTCACGAGCTTATTTGAACAATACTATAACATTTAAAAACGATTAACCATGGCATACAAGTTAGACAAAGGAACTGAAACCTTGAAGAAAACGATTAAAGGGAAGATTACTCATCCTGATTACAAAAGAGTAAATGAAATCATGGACCAGTACACAAAGTATGTGACTGGTGAAGATGTTGGTTCATTACTTCGTCAATTCAATCCAAGGGAAGAAGATACTCAATTTAAACAACGTAAAGAATTAACTCAAGCTGTTACATCTGATATGGCTAACCGAATCTTATCTCCTATGTATAAAATTGGGAGAAGTCGCGCAGATGTTTTAATCAATTGGAAAAGTGCAGATGGATTGGATAAAAAGAAAACTGAAATCATTGAAGTAGCTAGTAAATTCTATGGCGACGAATCAGTAGAGGTTTATTTGACTAACCGTTTAGTGGAATTAGATGCAACAGATCCTAATAGTTTTATTGTCACCGAAGCTAATGGTGCTTATGATCCTACTAAACCAGAAAGCGAAACCAATAAGAAGCTGGTACCATATCCATTTGAGGTTAACAGTAAAGAGGCGGTGAATTATGAGTATGTGAATAATGAGCTGCAGTATTTAATCGTTAAGAACGAGTTCATGGTTTCTGATAAAGATGGTAAGCCAGTTGAAATGAGTAAATACACAATTTACTTGGATAACGAGTCAGTTATGGCTACTCAAATACCAAAAGATACTTTGGATACTTATATTGCTGCTAATCCCGATAGAAATTCATATGAAGTATGGAATGTAAAAGAAAAAGATGAAGAGAACGACGAGGTTTATATCATTCGAGTGATTGAACATAAAGCTGGCCGCATTCCTGCCCGTCGTGTTGGAACTAAAAAAGATTTAACCACTCGTGGCCGCACTTGTGTTCCTATCATCCATCCTGCTCACCCCTACTTCTCGAAATCTATCAAAACGATGTCGGAATTTGATTTGGCAACTTGCTTACACTTGTTCCCTCAAAAAATTCAATATGATGAGGTGTGCCCGGGAGATATCACAAACAATGAAATCTGTAACCAAGGTAAAACGGCCGACGGTCATACTTGTAGACACTGTAAAGGTTCAGGATACAAAACGCATACATCAAGTGCCGACATTATTCGCGTGAAATTGCCTAAAGACATTAAAGATATGGTGTCATTAGATAATTACATGACTTACAAAGGACCTCCAATTGATTTATTAGAGTTTCAAAAGAAATACGGCTTATATGAGTTAACTGAATTAGCAACAAAAGCGGTTTATACTTCTGATTTGTACAGTCCGAACACCAATGCCGTAACAGCTACCGAAAAAACAATTGATTTAGAAAGTGTTTATGACACCTTAAAACCATTTGCCAATAGCTGGTCCGCAATGTGGAAGCATATCATGAATGTGATTGCATCGTATCGTGATTTGAATAAAGATATTGAAATCAATCACCAGTTCCCGAAAGATTTTAAAATGAAATCAGTAACGATGTTGTTGGAGGACTTGAATAAAGCAAACACTTCAGGGGCCCCATCTTACATTAAAAACGAAATCAATAAAGACCTGGCACAGAAATTATACATTGACAAGCCAAACGAATTATTGAAGATTGAGGTGAAGAATAAGTTTTTCCCATTTAACGGTAAAACAGAAAGCGAGATTTCAAATATCATCGTGAATGACTTAACCTCGAAGTATAATAAAATCCTTTACGCAAATTTTGACAATATTTTTGATGAATTGGATGCTGAAAACTCAATTAATGATGTGAATTTCTACCGAATGGAGAAATCTAAACAACAATCATTGATTAAGGCTAAAGTGGATACTATCATTTCAGAACTTGACACAGCTGCATCAAATGAAAGAGTACAAACGTTTAATCCAAACTTTGGAGGATAGGACATGTTAGAAGTAATTAAAACATCTAACGGTAGAATAATGTTTAAATCTCAAATAGAGGTTTATGATGCGCATGCTGAAGAAATGGGACTGAAAGATAAGGATGAAACATTAGTTCCTATTTGTTTTGATCCTTTAGCGGTTACGTCATATCGGCCTTCATATACCAGAGGAAGAAGTGAGAAACTATTACAAACTTTAGTTGAGATTAAGGGTACTGATGGATATGTGATTGAATGCACCTTTGATAAGTTTCACGAAATATTTATGAATTACAAATAATGCCAACGTATAAAGAAGTTTCAAAAATAAAATCGGATTTCATCTCTAAAAAAGAGGAATCGATTACTAATTCATTAACTGATCAACAAAGTAATTTGTATGATAAGCTATTGAGCGACTTCATGAAAGTGGCAAAGGATAAAGCAGACGGAAAAGAAGTAAACATTAATAAACTTCAATCGCAATTCAGAAAGTTTTATGATCAGAACTTTAATGAGGTGATGAGGCAAACTATTAACGCTTCACGTTCATTAACAGACTTAAATCAAATGTACTTCTCTACTCTTTTAGATTCTAATCGCTTAGATGAAATACACGACAATACTAAAAAGTTAGTGGATAAGTCATTAGGAGTGACTGATGCCAATAAATTAATTTCAAATGGATTCACGGATAAAGCTATTGCAAACAAGCAAGTACAAAATCTATTCGCTAAAGAGGTGAATAAGATATTGATCGGAAACCCTGATGTTAACCTGATGCAAAATAAGCTAAAGGAGTTTATTTTAGGGAACAAACAAAGCACCGGCATACTTGAGAGATATTACCGAAACTTCGCTAATGATTTATTAATCAGTATTGACAGAAGTAATTCGTTAGTGTATGCCAATGAATTAGAATTACAATCTTTCTTTTATGGCGGTGGTTTATTAACCTCTTCAAGAAGTTTCTGCATTAGTAAAAACGGAAAGATATTCACAAGGTCAGAAGCGGAGAAGTGGAAAGATTCAACGTTCATTACCTCTATGTATGGAACAAAAATCAATGATTACGAGCCACTGGTTAATATGGGTGGTTATGGATGCCGACATACTCCTGATTGGATTACTCAAGACATCGCTAAGGAGTTAAAACCTGAAAACAATAAGAAAGCAGCTGAAAAAAATAAGGCTTTTAAAGATAAACAGTCATAAAATAGGGACATCATGTCCCCATTATAAAACTTCAATTTACTGAATTTTGAATCATCTTAAACAGATTCAAAATATGAGCATTATAGCTAGAAAAGGTAAACTTCAAAAGACATTCTCAGATTTATCTTGGGAAAATTTAGGAGAAAACAAAAACGGATGGGAAGAAGTAAAGGCTGGAGGTACAACTTCAAATATTACTGCTAAAGCTGTTCCTCCTCCAACTGGAAACGTTGAAAAGAAAGAAGCTCCAGTAGTAAATGCTACAACTTCTGATATTTCTAAAAAAGTAGAAGAAGAAGAAGCTCCTAAAACTGAAAACACTAACGGGCCATCGCAAGAAGAGAAGTTGGAAAAGTTTTTAGAAGAAAGCAAAGCAACGTTTTCTGAATCTGTAAAAGAATTAGGAATCACTAAAGGTTTAATCAAAGATTATTTCGATAAAGAAGAAAATGGAGTGGCTTACAAGGCCTCTGATTCTTTAGATGTTTTAATCGGTTTATTGTTTGAGCACTTAAACGGTGATGTTGAATTATTAAAATCTAAATTTTCATTATAATGTTAGTACAACTAAACTCCAACGGAAAGAAAATCGAAATCAAGAAAGTAGATTTTGACAAATTCTCTGATGATCAAAAGAGAAACTACACTATTTTAAATAATAGTGAAGAATCAGAAACAAAGCAAACAACTGCTGATACTTCAAAAGAAAAACCAGCAGCTAAAAAAGCAGACGAGCCAGCAAAGGCTTAAATATATTGCGTTATAGAGTAGTGGTCAGCTCGCTTGGTTCATACCCAAGAGGTCAGCGGTTCGAATCCGTTTAACGCTACTAAAGGTGCCAGTAACTATAACTGGATGATTAAAAGCTGACGGGTAAGCCGTATGAATTATGAATAAACAAGAAATGGAATTTGTCACTCAATTAGTAACCACAACACTAGGAGTACAACAAACAGAAATCGCCTCGGTTTTGTTTGACATCAAAGAGGATGACACCGCAGAAGTAAAACCTGACGCTCTTAAATTTTTGTTAGATAAATCAGCTGTAAGAGTTGCATCATTTAAAGAAGCCGAAACAAAGGCTCACGATAAAGGATTCAGCAAAGCGAAAGCAGAAGCGATTTCAAAATTCGAAACAGAGTTAAAAGAAAAACTAGGAGTTACATCTGACAAACAAGGACTTGAACTTATTGAATTTGCTATTTCTGAAAAGATAAAAGCGTCAGGTGGTGAGATAGACGAAGAGAAAATTAAACGTTCTCCAGTGTATTTAAAAACCTTAGAGCGTTTAGAAAAGGATAAGGCAGATGCAGTGAAAGCCGCAGAAGATAAGTTCAACGAATTGAACAATAAGATTCAAAAAGAATCAACGTTCAAAACTATTGCCGAACAAGCAAATGCTGTATTAGATGAATTAAAGCCGATTTTACCAACAGGCCAAACAGCCGAGGGTAAATCAAAAGCAGAGATTCAAAGACAACGTTTCTTAAATGAACTTAGCTCAGAGTATGGCTTTGAAATTCAAGACGGTAAGATATTAGTGACTAAAGACGGTAAAATTTTAGAAGATGCACATGGCAACATGATTCCTTTAAAAGACATCGTAAAGAATAGAGCTAGTGAATTATGGGACTTTCAACAAGGCGAACAAAGAGCAGGAACAGGAAACAATAATAATGCAGCTGGAGCGAATAACGGTGGTGGTGTTAAAAAATATAACGGCCCTGCACCAAAAACAGCTGAAGAGTACTCCTCAATGATCGGTAAAGCCGAAACCATTGAAGAGAAAAAAGAAATCATGCAACTATGGGAAGAGGGTCAAAAAAAGTAAAAGTTTAACCCTTAATCAAAACCTGACGAGGTCAAACGTTATAACATGGCAATTACGCAAACAGTGCTTACAACAGCATTAGTAAAACAAGAATTAATGTGGGCTGACTCACAAAGAAAAGCAGACTACCAAGCAAACGCTGTGGCAGCTAACGCTTTAATTGAAAACACAACCGCTCGTTTAGAGATTTTATCGGATGTATCTGATAAAAAAACGCGTAAAGCGAAAATCTATTGGAACGATGTGTGTGGTGTTACTCCTGGAACGACTGCTCCAAACTTCTGTACAATTACTGGAACTGCTCCAAATTCAGCAGCTAAAGAGTTTGAAATTACTAAGTACGCAACTTCTTCTTTTGAATTAGACGAAGCGTTGTATGTAAACAACCAATTAAAATTGGATGAAGTGTTTGCGGACACTATGTTAAAACATTTAAAAGCGTTAGATGAGAAAATTGCTCAAGTTTCTGTGTCTTCTTTAGACGCTTTTGTTCAAGCAAATGCAAATACAGGTGGTATCGGCTGTACTGATGAAACTGGTGATTGGGTGGAAACATTTATTAAACCTTCTTACTGGTCACCTAGTATCATGAGTTATTTTGCTAAAACAGCAATCTTAAATAAATTCTCAAATCCATTCTTATTAGATGGCTCAAACTTATTTGATCATTATACATTAGCACAAGTTAACTCTGCAAATGCTGATGGAAAAGGTGCTGCAAACATGTTTAGCTTAATGAAAATGTATTCTGATTTATTTAATGTTGAGGCTGTTTCAGCTGGATCTACATACATGATTAATCGCGGTACAGTTGCTTTTGCTTCTAAGGCATGGTGGACTGGCGTTTCTCAAAATGCTCCAGTAGTAGATTCAGAAGGACGTCAAAAATTCTCAATTAAATCGAACAATATTCAAGGTTTAGAATATGATGTTTACATCACTTCAACTTGTTCAGGTCGTTTTGAAAAACACAATGTATTAATCGTTGCTGAATACGACATCTTAAATGGTGCTCCAGCTTGTGATGATGCAACTGGTGTATTGAAATTCACTTGTGGAGCTTGTCCTACAGTTGTATAATAATCTTCAATAATCATTAATTGAAAAAGCCGCTTCTTAATTAGGGGCGGCTTTTTTTAAACACTTTTTTATATGGAATGCTTAGATAACGTCATTAAACTTTCAAGAACAACGTGCGATTGTTATGATAATAATAAACCAGAAGATTTTGCTGAAGGTAAATCAGAAGTTTACCTAGATGAATTAGAAGGCATGTCGCTTGACATGGTTGCAAGCGCTTCTGATTGTGCAACTGGTGGTTTATGGGACTTAATGAATAGGGCCCGAATGAATGCCGTATTACAATTCAAAACAGACTATCTAAGTTGTATTGGAACTAGACTCACCTCTAAGCGCCCTAATCTTACTGGAATGATTGGCAACACTTCTTTTAATTCAACATTAAACCACTCTGAAAACATGGCTGGTTTAAGAATTAAAACTAGAAATATTGTAGGAGCTTACATGTCAATCAAGAGTTTCAGTTTGATGTTTAATAGCACATCAACATTCAATATCAAAGTGTATAGCAGTGATGATTTAACCACTCCTATTGGAACATATCCAGTAACAAGTGCCGCTAATGTGGTACAAAAAGTTTCTTTAACAGATGCTTTAAAATTACCATTATGGAGCAATCAAACGACTGAAATTGAATACTACATCGTTTATGATTTAATCGGAACGTATGCTCCAAAGAATAACAAGGCGGATTGTGGTTGCACAAACAAACAAAACGTTGCTTATAAAACATGGGTAACTCCTGTTGGCATTAAAGGAAATTCAAGTCAAGATTTAAACACATTCGGAACGACAACTGAGTTTAATGGGTTAGCTGTTGAGGTAGATTTCAGATGTGATGCTAATCGCTTAATCTGCTCTGATGAATACCCATTAGATTTTGAAAACAATGATGCAAGAGCCTTAAATATCGCTTATACAGTTCGCTTCAAAGCTGGTGAATTATTATTAGAAAGTATCCTGGCTTCTGGAAACATTAATCGCTATACCATGCTTGATCGCGAAACAATGTGGGGGAAAAGAAACCGTTATAGAAGTTTATATGAACAATGGGTAGCGTACTTATGCGAAAATACGGACGTGTTAAATAGTGATTGTTTAGCTTGTCGTCCAAATCCTAACGTTTCTAAAGGAAGTATTCTCGCTTAATGACATCGGCTCAATTTTCAAATATGGTAACGCAATTAGCGCAAGAATTAGTGAAGGAATTACCTGTCATTAATGAGAAAGCGGCTTTAAATGTATATGCCATGGTTAAAAATAGAATAATTAATGATGGAACTATCGGAGAAAATAAAAGTTTGGGAGGATATTCAGACAATCCACTACCAGCGTTCTTTTTTAAAGATAAAGCAGCGAACTCTTCAGGAGAAGCAGCTTATAAAAAAGCAAAAAAAAGTGGAGAAGGCATTTCGTATAAGGATTGGAGAGCAGCAAATAATCGTCCCACGGATCACAAAACATTAAGTTTCACGGGTACCACGTTTAATGATATCGGAGTTATTAAACAGTTGATTGACGGAACAAAAGTAGTTACCGTTGTTGGTGCTAAAAATACGAAGTCAAGAGCTAACGGAAAAACAACCTCCGAAATCATGGATTACTTAGGCGAACAAGTGGGAGACTTCTTATCGCCAAACACCCAAGAAGTACAATTAATTACCTCATTTTATAATAAAGAAATCGATAAAATAATTAAAAAAACCATCAAATGATTAACACACTACAACTACTATCACTTATTCTAACAGCCTTATTAGTGGCTGTTACTGGATTTACTTATTCTCATATTCTCACACAACCAGGAGAAGTGTTCGGGAAGTTATATCTGAAACTTGACATTCTATTTAATACCGATAAAAGAAGTCGTGAGGGTTTAGGCTTTCATCCTGTATTTAAAATGATCATGGCTTGTCCTAAATGCGTATCAGGTCAATTGGCCTTGTGGATATTTATTATTCTAAATTACCAAGATTACCTGCAGTCATTTGTTTGGCATTTTGTATTTCACATTCTGTTCGCTGGAACAGCCATCTTCTTTGCAACTATTATTAAATCATTTTACACTAAACACATAGAATAATGGAATTAAAATCAATCGACTTCACCAAAAAAGAATTTACAGCCAACAATCAAAAGTATATCATTAGTGATAAAATTTCGATTCGTCGTTATGCTGAATATCAAAAACTAATGCCGCGATTAACTTATGGGTTAGGTTTTGATGAAATATTTAAGTCCTTAAAAAACGCCTATGCTCATTTGAATAAACAAAACTTTGCAGATTCTGCGGTGATCATTCACAACATCATGAACGGTATTTCAAATGTAGAAGAAAGCTCGCGTATTCATCCGGCGCTTAAAATGGCCGCTTTATTTGTTAACCGAGAAGGTGAAGATACAAAGGTTTATGATGAAGAATTAATGACTAAGAAAATTGAAGATTGGACCGAGGAGGGCTATAACGTGAGTGATTTTTTTACGTTGTCACTGAGTTCTATAAACGGATTCAGGGAAGCATACAGCGAATCTATCCAGAAAAAAGAAACAATGCAAGGCTAGAGCAATTAGATAAGCACAAAGAAAAATACATTGATCAACACAAATTAGAAGTTGATAAATACTGGTCCGAATTAATCACGGCCATGACAGAAGATGATAACGGAAGGATAAGAGCAGGAGATGAGGTTATATTGTACGGAATGAATGTAGATGATTTTTTCATCAAATTATTAGTATTCAAAGAGCGAATAGAAGCGAAAATCGAACAAATTAAAAGTAGTAGAAAACATGAGTGATATACAAATACAATTACTATCCGATAATTCGCAGTTCTTACAAGGAATGCAACAAGCTGACAAAGCGCAACAAGCATTAGCAAAAGGAGCAAAGGAAGTCGGTGAAGTTTCTAAAAAATCATATTCTGATGCGGAAAAAGGAGCTAAAGGATATGGAGGTGAAACGGAAAAGACGGTTGAAAAAACAAAATCTCTAAAGGCTCAATTAAGAGAATTAAAAGCAGAGTTGGCGAATGCAACGGATCCAAAAGATATTGAACGTTTAGCAAGAGCAGCTGGTGCTTTAGAAGACCAAATAGGAGATGCGGCAGATGCGGCAGCAGTGTTCGCTTCTGATTCTCCATTTGAGCAAATAGGTAATTCAATC